TTTGGTGAAAAGATCGCTTGTGGTAGATGCTGCTTTTATGCAGGATTCGATTGCTATAAACGTAGGGGTTTCAAATCCTGATCGTTTAGAAACATTCTTCCGCTACAAACGCAGTGGATTCGTTCGAATTGCTTCTACAACGGCTGAAGCTGGTTTTAATTTTGGTAAAGTTTAAAAATAGCATACAATGGCTGTAGGTGGCGATATTATAGAAATTACTTGGAATCATCCGACTTTAGGGTCGGGTGTTCTATATCCAAAAGCTGGCGAAGACAATGCGTACAATCCAGGGGGAGTGCAAACGGCTTCTGATGTAGACATGATTGATGGCGGTGCAAATCCTATTTGGAGCATGGGCCGCAAACGTGGCTATTTCTCGGCTTTGATTGCCAACGATCAGAACCAAGGGCAAGAACTTGAAAAAATGATTGCTCTTTCTGGCGATCCTGTTCCTGCTGATTGGACATTTTCGATCATCAACGGGTGTGTGTACGGTGGCAAAGGAAAGCCAGTTGGAGACATGGAAGGCAATATTAACAAAGCAACGTTTCCGTTGCGTGTAGAATCAGGGAAATTCAAAAAAATTGTAGGTTAAAATGGAAGTTTCAAAAACTGAGTCAACAAGTGTAGTAAGCAAAGAAATTGCATTGAATGATGTAACTTCTTGGCTCGATTACAAAAAAGTACCAGCTTCGAAACGTGAATCCTACAAGGACAATATCGAATCGTTGGTAAATGCGGTTTCGGAAGGAACGTTGGTTTTGAATGACGATAAGTCGTTTACTCACTATTTGATTTTCCCTTTTGGAAAAGAAATTACGGTTGACAAATTGGTTTATAAACCTCGCATCAAGGTTGGCGATGTGTACGCTCACATGAACGGCATTAAGCCAACCGATGTAGACGGCCGTGTGCATGCTTACGTGTGTACTTTAACAGGTCAGCCTAAAGAGATTGTAAAACAGCTAGATACAGAAGACATTGCAGTAGCGCAAAACATTGCAATTTTTTTTATCTAGACGTAGAAAGTCTTGATAGCATGGTGAAGTCTATCTATCGAGAACACCACTGGCCGTATGATTGTATCAGCGGCCTTTTTTGTGATAGTATCGACCCTGCCGGCATTGAATTTATCTACGAAGACATTGTTTTCGTGAGTAACGAAATAGAATCTAAATCAAAAAAACAAACGTAATGGCCGCTTTTACTATCCCTACAATCTTCACAGCGATCGACAAAATGTCGGCACCGTTGGCGGCTATGTCGGGGAAAATAGCGGCTTTTGCACATCGTGCCGATCGTAGCATTCGAAATGTTGGAGCGAAGGCCGAGAGTGCTTTCTCGGCACTTACTGTCGGCATGGGAAACTATGCCATTGTGGGGGCGATGGGGCTGGCTACGCTTGCGGTAAAGTCTTTCGTGACCGAAGCGGCTAAAATCGAGGACGTAACCGCCTATTTCACTCCCGTGCTAGGCAGTGCCGATAAAGCCCGAAAGCTGGTCAACATGCTTAACATCGAAGCGCAGAAAACGCCTTTCGAATTTCAGGACATTAGCAATGTGGCGAGTACGTTATTGCCGCTCATGAACGGCAATCTTGAAAAAACGGTCGCTACTTTCCGAATGTTGGGTGATACAGCTGGTGGCAATGTGGACAAATTGCAACGGGTAACGCTCGGTTACTCGAAAGCTCTTTTGAAAGGGAAAGTAACGCTTGAATCTTTGAATATCATTGCGGAAGCTGGCGTGCCCATTTTTCAGCAAATGGCGAAGGAAATGTACGGTAACGAAAAGGCTACCGACAAACTTTTTGCCGCTATTTCAAAAGGAAATGTGCCTCTTTCGGTACTTACCAAGTCGTTTGAAACCATGACCTCGAAAGGTGGCATGTTTTACCGAGGAATGATTATTTCTTCTGAGACATTTAACGGTGTGCTTTCCAGTTTGAGTGATGGTTTAAAAATGGCGGCTGCTGAATTTGGCACTGCATTTTTGCCAATACTGAAAGAATACGCACTAAAATCCATTGAAATAGCCGATAAGGTGAAACTTTGGGCTGCTGCAAACAAAGAATTGATTTCAGCAAAAGTAAAAGCCTTTATAACTGGCATAGCCAAAGCGGTGGAATTTTTGTACAAAAACTTTGACACTATTGTTACGGTTTTGAAAATTTACATCGGGCTTTTGTTATTTATCAAAGCCATTTCTTTTGCAGTAGCGATTTATAACAGTGCAATGGCTGTTTGGTCTTTTGCTACGGCAGTATGGGGAGCCGTGGCCGCTATTTGGGCTTTTCTGTGGCCTATTTTGTTAGTTTTGGCGGCTATTGGGCTAATCGTTGGGGCGTTTTATTTGGCGTATCGTGCTATTGCGCTTGTGTCGGACAAATGGAACGAATGGGGCGCAGCTCTTACCTACACGTTGTCTATTCTTGCGATCTTCTTCTCTCCTATTTTGGCTGGACTTGGGGCTACTATTTTGCTGGTTAAATCGTTCATTTCGCATTGGGATAGAATCACCGAAGCATTTACCAAGGGTGGTTTTATGGCTGGCATAAAAGCAATCGGGATGGCCATTATTGATAGTGTGCTTATGCCTTTGCAGCAAGTATTGAAGATTATTGCAAACCTAACTGGCTTTGAATGGGCTGCCAATGCTTCCAAATCTATCGACCAATTCAGAAATGATATTGGCGTGAAACTAGATGCAGGCGGTACAGAAACAAAACAGGCCGTAAATCCTGAGCTTACACGACAAGAATCTTTCAGCCAGCGCATTATTGAGCAAACGAATAACAGCAAAGCTACGCTCGACATCAACAACAACACCGACAAGCCAATGAAACTAAATGGCGGTGGGCAATCAATTCGTTTAACTTCAACTTGGGGCCAATAATGGATTTAGTTGTATTAGAAACGCTCAACGGTGGGGACTTGCAAGTGCAAGGAAACGATCTTGTGATGATTGACGGCCTCGAAAATCAAGTGTATTTGGCTTTGTTTGGCGGCAATGTTGGCTTTCCTTCCAAAAATCTTATTGATACGGAAGAATCGTTTGACTGGTGGGGAAACAATCTTCTGATGCCTTCTAATCAGAGTATTCAGTTCAATTCGCTGTTTGAAAAGAAGCTGCAAACGGTTGCGCTTACAAGTTCGGGCAGGGTAGAACTAGAAGCGGCCGCAAAAGCAGATTTGGCATTCTTGAAAGACTTTGCAACGGTTACGGTAAGCATTACCATCATTTCAGATGATCGTATTCAATTGAAAATTGTATTGGATGCCAAGAAGCCAGGGCAACGTGTGAAAATTGTCAATTTCAAAAGGTTGATTGCAGACGGTGACTTTGTTTTACAAGATTTTAATGATGACTTTTATTTCGGATAATGGTAACTATACCTACACTATCAGCATTATACAACGCCTACAAGACTTCGCTTGAAAGTGAGCTACAGGTTTCTATTCCAGCAGTAGGAAAGAACTTTTTGCGTGCATTGGCGGCTGTTTTGGCGGCAAAAGACAAGCTTATTTATTTGTCGCTTGGGTTGGTTCAGAAAAACATTTTCATAGACACGGCCGATCCTGAAGCATTAGGCGGAACGCTTGAAAGATTTGGAAGAATCAAACTTGGCGAAGGGCCTAATGCAGCGACAGCAGGAAAGTACGATATCACGATTACTGGCAGTATTGGCGGTGTAGTTCCTGCAAGTATGACTTTCAAAAGTGAAGATGGAAGTACAAGCCCTGGTAAACTGTACATTCTTGATGATGCGTATACGCTTGTCGCAACTACTGACACTATAAATGTGCGTGCGCTCGAAGCTGGCAGCGATAGCACACTTAATGTAGGCGATACGCTCACGGCTACTGCACCCATGCCGTTGGTAGATGCCGGTGCTGTAGTGGATAGTGAAACACAAGCAGCCGTGCCAGCCGAAACCACAGAGCAATACCGTAGCCGAGCATTGGCCAGCTATAGGCTAGAACCGCAAGGCGGCAGTGCATCCGATTACCGACTATGGGCCAGAGACGCTACGGGCGTAGTGCAAGCCTATGCCTACACCAAGGCAAACGCTACCAATGAGGTGAATGTATTCATTGAAGCCAACGTAAATAACGGTGTGCCTACAAGTGGTATATTGCTAGAAGCAGCCGAGTGTATAGAATACAATCCTGACACTACACTGGAACTGGCCGAGCGTGGGCGTAGACCACTTGGGGTATTTATGGTGAATGTGTTGCCGGTCACGTTGCGTGAGGTTGTGATTACGTTTACCAATTTTGCAAACAGAGATTCAGGATTAGAATCTTTGATCCAATCGGTATTAGATACCGAGGTAAATAAAATACGGCCTTATGTGCCTGGTGCCGATGTGTACGCTGATCGTAATAATGTGTTGGATATTAACAAAATCATTTCGGCTGTGTTGGCGGCTGCGCCTGGCAGTTCGTTTGATTCGGTCACGTTTACTATAGATGGCGTGGCAAAAACATCTTTCTTGTTTGATTTTGGCGATATTCCACACCTAAACACCATCGTGTATGTTGGATAAACTAATGGCGTTGGTGGCGCAGCTTTACCCTACTGGCCGAGCGTTCAAGATGGTGGTAGATGGCTACAAAGAAGCCATGCACCGAGCCATTGCCACGCAAAAAGCGGTATTAATAGCCGATATCCAAAGCACGTTTGACAGTGCCTTGCCTGACAATGCCAATTTTACGACAGCCGATGCAACGGCTTGGGAGCGAAGATTAGGTTTAATAACCAATACCGATGTAACCCTGCCCGACCGCAAGGCGGCTATACAACGCAAAATGAACTACCCAGGCAAGCAACCAGCCCGTAGTCATTGGCAGTTTATAGAAAGCCAATTAAGAAATGCCAGCTTTAATGTGTACATCCACGAAAACAGGTTTTCGGATGGTATGGGCGGTTATGTAACCAAAACACCACTAGAACTATTGGCCGCTACAGGAAACCAGCACGGCTTGTATCAGATGGGAGACGAACAACATGAGGATATTTACCCTCCTGCATTGTTTGAATTGATCTACAACCAGCATGGGGATATTC